TCGCCTGGTTTAATTGACAGACGAATGTAACGCTTGGCTCCAGGGCTATAGGTGCTTTGATTTCCGGTTAGGTTTGTAGTGGTTATCTGCTCACCGAAACCATTGCCGCGACGCACCTTATAGCTATAGATAATTACAACTTCATCCAGCTCGCCATCAACGTTGTAATAAGCACGATATTCGTGTTCGCGGAAGTAATAAAGACGATAATTATTTTTTGTGGGACGAATATAAAAAAGACCTTTTCCATCGCACAAGAAATACTCCCAGATGGAATCCAGGCGTGTATCCATCTTGTTGTACTTCATCACGCGATCAAGGAAATCCTTGCGCTGTGCACCAAAGTTGTCTTGAGATGGAAAAAACTCAACTCCTTGGCGGATACCAAAGAGCTTCATCTGAGCAATATGAGACGCAACGATACCGGTATCAACAACAATATTGCTATCTTTATCAAGATAAGCATTAATGATTTCTTGAAGCCGGGCTTTAGCGTCAGCCATTATTTACCTTATCTATTAGTTAAATACTAGCAGTTTTAACGGAAACCAGCCAAGAAACCTGGTCCTTTTCTGCCAGGGGGAACAAACGTGATTGGAGAAGGAGCGCGGTAAGGGCGTTGAGATGTAATGTTGCCCATTGTCACAAAAGGATTCAAGGGAAAATCCTCCTCTACAAGCGGCTGCAGAGAAGACAAAGGACCACTTAAATAGCGACCAGCTAATTCCATTACCTGTTATAAAGCACTTCGTTGATCATCTGCTCTTGCTTGCGCGTCCTTTCATTCAACTTGTTAACGGTATCTTTGGCTTTCTGAAGAAAACCAAAAGGATTCAATAGTGCACCTGCATATTCTTGCAGTAAGCCTGTTTCTTGCTGAACAGGAGCCTGGGCCATAAGGCCACCAACATTGCCAAGGCCTGCGGAAAAAGAATTAACGCCTTGTGCTAAAGGAAGTTGAGGGCCAGTGCGACGAAGGAAAATCTCCCTTTCATTGGGGTTGTCGGTACCCATTCCTTTGTTGTAAATCTTTTGTTGTTTGGCGTCTTTTTTAAACGCTTCTGGGTTAATAGCGCTTCCTGCGCCGCCCATGAAATTGCCGCCCGCCAACTGCTCAACGCCTACACTGCCGCCATAATAAGGCAGTGGCTGCACTTCAACTGGGCCGCCACGGTAAACAAGATCGTCAAAAGCGCCTGCATTGCCCAAGGCAACAGGTTGACCGCCGTATAGTCTCAACATTACTTACATTCTTTTTTCGTATTCTACTCTTCTATAACTTCGTAGCCCGCGGCATCATTTACTTTAGAAATGATAATTCCAGTGCCACGTACATCCCAATTAAGAATGTCGCCTTCTTCCCAGCCAAGCTCTTCTGTCACTTCATCGGGAAAAACAATGTATTGATCTCCGTTCTCATTTTCCTGGACTTCAAGGATGTAACTCATTTGGACTCAAGCAATTTCTCAACTAGCTTATCAAGCTTTGCATTGATCTGATTGAAGTTGTCGTGCATCTGTTGAATTTCTCTCAGGAAATCAACCTTAAGGACGTATTCCAAGGGCATGCGCTTTAAGTCGTCTTCCAAAACATCAATCCTGCGTTTTTGTGATCCGATGTAATTAAAAGCTTGTTGAATCTGGTCATTCTGCCGTCCCAAGATCTTGCCAGCAACCCAACTGCCGCCAGTAACAGCAGATATAACGGCAGTCAGACCGATAGCAATGTATTCTGGACCCACGACTTGAGATAAGCTTTTTTCTAATTTTAAGATTTAGTAATCAAGTTGCAACTTACCTTTGCGCATTAATCCATTAATCATCCAAACGAGTGCGTCAACGCAGTCATCATGACTGCTAACACCAAAATTTGTAAGCTCTTCAAACATAGCAGTAAAGTTGCGATAACGATTAAAGATAATTTTACGATCCTCAAATAATCCCATACAGCCACGGAAGCGTGCCAGCTTATCGGCACGGAAGCCCTTAACAGGGTGCCAATTTAAATTGTAAAGGTTCTCGTTGTTTAGGCATACTCGCTTGAAGTCAGCCTCCAGGGATGCCTGATACTGAACTGCTTCTGAATAAATATCACACGTGGAATAAGTTGGAAAATAATTACCGTTTTCATCTCGACCAAGTACAGACCAATCATTAAGAAGTTCTTTGAGAGCATCTAATTTTTCTAGGTTACCCATAACTCGCAAACGACGGTAATCAATAACGTGGATTTGATCGCCGATACGCCCGCCAAGAACCATAACAGTGTAATCATTTTTCTCTTTTGTCCCAGCGGAGAGGTCTACACCAACAGCAAGGGTGTCAAACTCAGTCGCAATCTCAGCTTTAACAATCAGTTCAGGCGCAAGCGATAGCTCGTTTTGCCTGATGACCTGATTCATGTACTGAAAAGAGAAAGCAATAGGTGCTTGTCTTTTCTTTTCCTTCAAATAATCCAATGACCACATCTCTGGCCAGTACGACTTCTCATCCCCCGTTTTTGGATCTTGCAACATGGTGGGTGCAATCACAGCATTCCAGTTATCCTGCATTTGTTTACGAATGTCAGGGTTAGAAATGTCTGCAGCAGATTTGATAGCGTCATCAATAATGACTAGATGAGAACGTTTGGAAGTCACTGAACCCTTAAGGCCCGCAGCACAAAGCGTAAACTGTTCTTCACCTGTGGTATCAATACCCGCAAACTTATGGTCAATAGACCAGTACTCATTACTAGTGACGTTCTTTAAAAGACGTACGGTTGGAAAAACTTCTTGGTAGCGCTTGCTTTCAATGATGCGTTTAATGGTTGCCGACTTGGAGCGTGCAATATCAACGGTGTAAGACAAATACAAAATTTGCAGAGGCCTCTTGGCTCGTGTATGAATACCAATTGCCCATGCCGTAAATAAACCAAGAACGGTGCTTTTAGCTGATCCCCTAGGCGCCAAAAGGTCAACGTTAGGTCCAGCAATTTTTAAAAGACAGCTACTATCTTCGTCCGTCACAAAGTGACGATGCCACTCTTTGTGATGTTGAGCCGGAGGTTTATCTGCTACGTACTCACAGAAAAAACCAAAATCTTCACGTGCTTTTTCTAAGGATTCAAGATTACGTGGTACACGGATTTGTTGCCTACGTGCAGCAGCTTGAGCATTGCGGCGATACGCAAGATGTTGATAAGCAGGCACGGCGTGTATGTTTCAGTATATTACTGAATACTATCTCATTCCTTGTTGTTGTTGTCTTTCTTTTGTTCTTTGTACTTGCGTGCCTTGTCCAAAGCGGCTTTGCGTTTCTCCTTGTCCGACATCTCGCTGCCGTCCTCGTTCTTGGCTCCTTTGCTCTTGAAGTGCTCCAGGAGTTCTGGCGGCATCTTGTTCTTGGCCATCTGGACGATTATTACGGATAGTGTTTAAAACCTCGGCACCTTTCTCAGCAGAAGAAAGCACTGGTTGCATTGAGCCCGTTAAACGGTTTCTTTGCAATTGTTGAATAATATTCATCATACCGCCCGCAAGACGGGCGTCGGGCGCAGCTTGAGCCTGAGGTGCTGGGTTCATAACAATATTGTAAATTAGTTTTCTTCATATTGCATTTTTGCCCAGATACTCATTGAAGCTTCCTCCAGGGGGATTTCAATGGGATCATCTTTAAAAATAACCATCAATTCACGAATAGCACGATCAGCGCCGGCCATTAATAAACCTTTGCGGTCACGACTAGATGTGAATTGTTCGATCTGCGCAATGGTACCACGGAGTTCTTTTTGCATACCAGCAATTCTGGCAACACCCGCATCGCGTTTAACAGTGCCGTTATCAACATCCTCCCTAAGTTTCCTGATATCTTCCTGCATCTCTTCAATCTCATAAAGGAGTTTTTTGCGATGATCAGGTTTTGGATAATGTTTTTTGACCCAAAGCTCACAAGGAACAATACTTCCTTTGTAACCAAGGAAACGTGCGTACAGATAACATTCGATTACAGAATACGTCTCTTCAGCAAAAGAATAAAACGCATCTTGCTCTGCTGATGTTAGATTGTCAACCCATTGAGCAAACAGCTCAATATCGATAAGCTCGTTGCGCTTGGGCGTAATCTCTGGCTTCGTCAGATTGCTTGAACTGCTGTGCTTGTTCGGCAGAGGTTCGCTGCTCTTGTGCCCCTTTACCGATGGTTTCACGTTCTTGGGTGCCGGCATCTTCTAATTTCTTTTTAGAGAAACTATAAGCCACTTCCGCAGCTTGCTTGTATTTATCTAGATCAAACCAATCATCCGTATTGGTTTGACCTGTAGGCACGCTACTGGTCATGGCTTATACCTCTTTATGGGATCAGAAGTTGCTCATCATGCTGGCGAGGCCTTGAGCAAAGATGTTACGGCGACCTTCCAGGGATTCTTGACGCTTCTGACGGCCTTTGGAGCCTTCAAGTTTATCAAGAAGTTGCTGAAACTTGTCAATATCAAAGTAGTCTTCAGTGCCGGATTGGCCGGTAGGTACAGAGCTGGACATGTAAATAACGCGTTGGTTATGTATCTATTTTAAACAGTATTAACCAAATACGGAACCAAGTAATCCATACATAGAACCAGCAAGCTGCATCTTACCAATGCTCTTGTCAGCAGCGGTGCGTTGCTTCATTGATTCTAAGCTGTATTTTCCTGTTGTCTCTGCAACGTCACGAGATGCCTGCGCTTCAATGTTAGATACCCTTTCGAGACCGGCATTAATAATTGGTTGAAGATCAAGTTTACCTTTCACCTCAAGATTAGCCACAGCTTCACGCCAAGCCGCTTCTTTATCAGCACCATATTTAACACCTTGCAAACCAAGCTCAGACGAATATTTCTGAGCGTCTGCATACGCACGTGCAACTTCCTTGTCTGCGTCTGCACGAAGACCAGCAGCAGCTACAGAAGCATTAGAACCAACTTGAGCCGCTTGAACACTGTAACCACCTTGAATATGCGCAAGATTTTCTTGCGCACGTGTCATGTTCTCAAATAGAGAAACACTTTCGGCGTAAGTAGGCCCAGTGGAAGAAGGCGTAAATGATTGTGGTGTCGCAGGAGCAGCGGCTGCTTTATTTCGCCACGTTAAGTTATATCCTTTATCTTCTGCGCGACCAAGAATGTCAGACCGATCAACTTTTTCATAAGTCTTGTTGATTTGTCTGT